AGGAACCAAGACGACACGGTAGTAGTGGCCGCCGATACTAACTTAACTAAAGTAGCGACTGGTACTTATACATATTCATTTACCGAGTCCCCGAACAGCTATACCTATACATACTGGATTAAGTGGACATACGACAGCACGACTTATTATGACGAACATACTATAAGCGGCGGTTCGGCGGCGATTACCACTAAGACGGCATTCAAGGCTTATGCAGGGATTACTGTAACTACTGATGATGATTTAATTGATACTTTGCTTTTAAGGGCTACATCAGCGATAGAGAGCTATTGCGATAGGAAGTTTCAGCACGATACATATAGAGAAAGATACGATGGCGATGGTACTTGTGATTTATTACTTAGACAATACCCGATAGATGAAGTCAAATATCTATCAGTTGGGGCTACTGATGTAATACGAATTACAAATACCAGTAGCGATGCCTACAACGCCCGTGTACGGGTTACAGACAGTTCTATGGTCTTAACTATCCTTGGCGGTACTAATGACGGCTCTGATACCCTTACACTAACGGATTATACAGTTACGTCGTTAGTAGCAGCGATAGTGGCTTTAACAAAAGGCTGGTCGGCTACGGTACAAACTTACGGGGTCTGGAACGCCGAGGAGATACTTCCTATATCCGGCTTGGAATGCTTGGATAGTTACGCTTATGTTCAATGCCCCGACGAGCCGGAATCTGATTTTGAAATTTACGCTAATAAAGGGATTGTACATTTAGGGACAAGATTCACATCGGGAGTTAATAATATAATCGTTAGATATGCTGCGGGCTATTCCACGATACCACAGGACTTGGTTCAGATAACTATTGACCTTGCGAATGTTTATTACCTGAGCAGAAAAACTGATTCTACTGTCAAAGAAGAAAGACTCGGCGACCATAAAATAGTTTACGCTAATGAAGGTGGCGGTGGGGCAAGGGACATACCCCAACATATAGCTAAGAGATTAGCTCCATATATGAGATGGAGGTTGGCGGTTTGATAAGCGACTTTTTTAATTCGACGGCAGTAGTCAATCAACTATCTACTACGCAGACGGGGATGGGAGGTATGCGCAAGAATTACGATACGGTCAGGATAGCCGCTTTGAAGTGTCGAATATCGAACAAGAGTATTTCGGAAATAGATATGTACGGCAAGATGACCGTGAGGGAAGGCTGGCGGTTGTATTGCGATGCTTCATCAACGAATCAGGCGATAGCCGAAAGCGATAGAATAGTAGTAGCGGGAAAGACCTTTGAAGTTACCGGAACTAATAATGTAGCGATGTTAGGCAGGCATTTACAAATAGATATTACTGTGGTGGATTAAGCTATCGAAGCGGTAGTTATATTCTTAATTATGATTGTGATTTTAGTATGGCTGAAACAAAAATAAAATGGTACGGGGCTGCCGTCCTGACCCTTGCTACGCAAGCTAACGTAGAAGCCATGAAGAAAGCGACGGCTATGGTTGAACGGGATGTTAAGCGTTCTTTTCCTAAAGTTGGGATTGGAAAAACTTATTATATTGGCCGCTCGAAGAAAACGGGCGAAAGAGCCTGGTATAAAAAATATCGTTCTGGTCGTAAAATCCACATAGCCAGTGCAGGTAAAACTCCGCCTGCAATAGATACAGGTAATCTTCGAGCATCGATACAAAGTAAAGTCCAGACAAGAGGCATAAACGTTCTCGGTGAAGTCGGTTCAGATATGCCGTACTCTTTATATCTGGAAGTGGGGACAAAGAGAATGGAAAAGAGGCCGTATCTAATGCCTACGGTCAGGAAGGACAAGCGCAAGATAAACGAGATTTTCAAGAGGGCTAATTCGTGATATTAATGTTTTCCAACTTTTAGGAAAAAAAGTCAAATAAAAAATGATAACCGAAGTCGCTGAAGCTGTTATGAAGAAGTACAAGGGCAATCTAATATTAAGGGATGTCCTAACGGGATTGTACTTTCAACAGGCCCCGCAAAATGCTGTCAGCCCTTATGGAGTGTTCTATTTTAACGGAGCTACCTATGATGAAATAATGGGCGGGCCTAACGATAATATTACTACAGTCGATTTACAATTTAATTTATTTAGTGACGCTGATGATGGCGGGCAGGAAATAGCGGTATTAGCGGAGCAGTTAGATAACTGCTTTAACTGGCAGGAATTATATGCCGACGACTATCATCATATCAAGATGCAAAGAGATACTATTGTGGATGTAGGGTTCGTGGATGAGGTTTGGCAAATAACGACAATGTATTCAATGAGCATTCAAAAGGAGTAAATAATGGCAACGACTATTTTTCACGGTAAGCGAAGTTCGGGTAGTTTTACCGGTTTGACTTTTAAGATATTAAGTTGGACGTTAATTGTAACCTGCGATATGGCGGAAGGGTCTATAATGGACGTCTCTGCACTTGGCCCTACGAAACACTGGAAAGAATATCTGCCGGGATTTAAGGATTGGACGGCAACGATAGAATGTCTTTTGCCATTAGCGGGTATGGGAGCAATGACAATCGTGGGGACAGAAGCGGAATTAACTATAACGGTTACAGATACAGGCGCCAGGTTATATAAAGGTAACGCTATATGTACCGGTATTGGCCCATCTGCTACTTCTTCAACAATAGGTGCGTGTACTCTGAATTTTCAAGGAACTGACCAGTTAGAAGAAAATGCTAATGTATAAGGAAATATTATGGCAACGACTATTTTACACGGTAAACAAGGCAAGGTAACTTTCGCAGGCGCTAATACTGTCGCTAATGTTATTGCCTGGAGCGCCAACGTAACCTGCGATGTGGCGGAGAGTACAGTAATGGACCAAACGACAGTAGCAGCCACTACGCATTGGAAGGAATACAAGGCGGGCTTCCTTGACTGGACGGCAACAGTAGAATGCGACCTTGATGATGGCGGCTTAGACCCTGATTTAGATGCGGACTTTTCACAAGACCCTGATGGCTTGGCATTAGTTTTAGAGAGTACATCAGCAACTGCGACTGGCAGGAAATATACCGGTAACGGTATAATAACGGATATTTCAATAACTACCGATAGGAACGATATTGTCAAATTAACATATACCGTACAGGGTTCAGGAGCATTATTAGAAGAAGCGGTAGCATAGGAGATTATTATGGCTATTTTACACGGTAAAAAATCACATATATGGTGGGATTCTGAGACAACAGATACCGAAATGGTATTCGGGCAATCGTGGACGCTCAGTGTAACTCACGATATAGCTGAATCGACCTCTATGCAGGATACTTGGAAAACATATTGGACTGGCTTTCAGGATTGGACGGCAACGGTCAATTGTTTATTGCCACTGGAGGGAAGTCCTTTGCCGTTGGAAACAGATGGTACGCCTTTGTCGATTGGTGATGTTACTACTGCAAGATTAGAGTTATATGTAATTTACGATACCGTACCCGAAACCGATGTATTTGTTCTTTTGTACGGTGAGGCGTTTGTATCAGGTATTGAATACGGGGGCGCTGCCGGTGGGGTTGGAACGGTGAATTATACTTTTCAGGGTTCGGGCCAGATGCAATGGGCGTCTGGTGCAACACGACCATAAGGAGAAGAAAATGATTAACTTAGAAGGTTATGTACGGAAGCACACAACGATTAAATTGGGCGGTAAGGATTTTGTCTTTTCAGAATTATCTATATCCGATTTCGCACAGTTTCAGGCAAAGATAGTTAAGGAGCAGGAAAAAACAAGAGACAAACGTAGGGAGCGATTGATTGCCGAAGCGGAAAAGATAGGCGGTATTGACCCGCTGAAGATTTTAGAACAGTTGGATAAACCAATTACCGACGAGGATATAGAAGCGGAGATGGATACCGTCGAAGGTATGGGCTATCTAATCTACCTGAGTCTCAAATATAGTTTACCCGGAATTACAGAAGAACAAGTTGGAGAGATTGTAGGAATAAGTAACTTGGAGGAGATAACGGCAGCTATCGTTCCTATGCCGGCAGATAAAAAAAAAACGGATTCGGAAGCCAACGAAATAACTTGGCCGACTGCGATAGCAATGCTATGCAGGTTTTATAATTTTAGCTTAACGGATGTAATGTCAATGACTATCAGACAGTTTATAGGAATGATTGAACAGGCAAGTGAAATCTCCAAACTGGAATCCGGTGAAGAAAAAGAAGTTTCTTTGACTGGCGAGCAAGGCGCTGTGCTTGCGAAAAGGATGTTTCCGAGAGGTAAACTATAATGCCACGCTTAGGAGAGGCCTGGGTCAATATACGAGCGAACCTTAAACCCTTACAAGCAGGGCTTAAGAAAGCGTTTGCGTCCGTTTCTAAGATGTTAAAACGTATTACCCGTACCATTATCAGGGCGGGCAAATGGGCGGCGATAGGCTTTGTGGCCATAAGTACGGCAGCTATTAAAATGGCTATGGACGCCGAGGAGTCTGAGAATCTTTTTGAAGTATCTATGGGCAAAATGGCGGCGGCAACCCGTAAATGGTCTGACCGAATCTCGAAAGCATTAGGACTTAACGCTTTTGAGGTGCGCAAATACGTTTCTACTTTCAATGTAATGTTAGAGAGTATGGGAATTGCCCCGAAGAAGACGGAGGAAATGAGCAAGAAGTTGGTCGAGCTTACTTACGATATGGCCTCGTTTTTTAATCTCCGGCCAGCCGAAGCGTTCCAGAAAATCCAAGCTGGTATCACTGGTGAGATAGAACCTTTGAAGCGATTGGGTATTCTCGTCAATGAGACCACGATAAAACAATGGGCGCTTAACCAGGGACTGATTGAGGGCAAAGAACAGCTATCCGAAATTCAAAAAGTAATGGCGCGCTACGGCGTGATTCTAAAACAGACGACTAAAGCGCAAGGCGACTTAGAGCGAACGGCTGGCAGTGCAACGAATATATTACGTTCATTAATGTCGCAAATTACTAATGTCGCTATTGCTTATGGTACTGAATTATTGCCGGTAGTTACTAAAGCGTCTAAAGTAATGCGGGATTGGCTGACGGAAAATAAGGATAGATTTGCAGGATGGGGCAAGGCCGTATCCGATACGTTGATAAAAGTCGTTGCTAATATCCACGCTACGATTGACGTTATCAAAGAGGGAAGATTGGAGGATATTATAAGGGTATGGACTATAAAAATCATCCAGATATTCCGAATGATGTGGGATGTCTTAAAGGATGATGTTTATCCCATAGCTGTTGATATTGGCTCTGCTTTAGGTAAAGGTATAATAGCCGGACTTGCAAAAGAGTTTCCCCGATTGCGGGCAATGTTTACGGGTATTGAATATTTAGCGCAAACTAAATCAGCAAGGGAATTTGCGGCTCAAAGAGTTGGCGGAGTAGCGACCTTGAGACTTACAACAGAGGAGCGTATGGCAAGAAGGCAAGTTGGAGAGTTTTACTAATGGCAGTTACAGAAGATTATACATCTCGTGGGATGCATATAACTAAAGAAGGCACTACTATTACGCAACTTTATACCTGCTCTGATGACGATATAAATGCCTGGGGCGATGGAGTTACGGCTTTGCCAATATTAGGATTGCCTTGGTCGCCTTACAGAGAAGACTTACGAGTTACTGATATAAGAACGTGGTGGCTCAATAATAAAAATGCTCGTGTCGAAGTCTTGTATAGTACGCAAGGCTTATCATATCCGAGAAACTTGCCTGATAAAATGTCGAGTATTACTACGGTATTCGATTTTAACTACGAACCACTTCAGCTTAATCTTCAAGACGATAAGTATTATGATTTTGTCGATACCGCTTGGACTACCTGGGGGATAAAGTTCTCGGTTAAATATACTGCCTGGGCTGCTGAAGCACAAGTTGCAGGGTATATCAGGACTAACGATTATGTAATTTATTTGTGTAAGGAAAACCATACGGGGGCTGCGGGCAATGAGCCAGGGACAGGGCCGGAATGGGCGACTTATTGGGAAAGAGTTGTCGAATTACCGCCTGTGCCAAAACCTACCGCTAATATAATAATGACCGAAAAGATGAACCTGTCCGGCTGGGACTGGAACGCTATTAAGAATACTATCGGCAAAGTAAACCAGAAAGACTGGCTGAAGGCATACGTTAAAAAGTTAGGCGATAGGAGAGTAGCTTGGATAGATATTACAGGGGATGATACTGGTAAGTGGCTATTTTCGGGATTTCGCTGCGAGGAAATAGGATACAGAAACTACGAAGCCACGCTGACATATATCCATAATTACGATGGCTGGAATACACCTTATGGTTTGACGCTTGGAATATATCAAACGGCGAATTTCGATGTACTTCCTTATCCTACCAACCCCGATGATACTCAGAATGACGGATTGAGATGAACGACTTAAGAAAGATAGAACGATGGCGGGCTTGGGCGCCCGATATAATCAATAAACTTATTGACCGCATAAATATCAACTCTAAAATTACCGGTTCAAAAGGTATCAGGGTCGAGACTTCGCCGATGGGGACTCATATATCCTCTCGTATGCCTGCTGCTAAAGCGAAGGATGTATCGACTATTGGGCGGGGCTATTCCGTTAAGATTCAGGAGGGCGGCGTGCCCTCTAACGCTACCGGCCCGTTTACTTGTAAACTATTAGACCAGGACGGTAATGAGTTTGGCGGAACGATTGACGTATATCCCCGCACCCATTTAGGTACTAACGATTTTGACGGCGATGTCTGGCCTGATTTGATACAGGGAGATGACTTGGCCGTTTATAAAGACTGGGACGGTAAGTGGTACTTTAGTGGATGTATATTTGACGATACTACGGCGTGTTGATGATTTATATGAGAAACGGAAAATTGTTAGTTTCGGCTGATGGCAAATTGTGTTCAAGTTGCTGTCCTGAATATGGTGATGATTGCACGCATTGTTCAGCAGGCGAGACCCCTAAATATTTGGATGTAATTTTTTCCAATATCGTTACAACACTAAATTCGTGCTGTGTTATTACGGGAATCGATAGCCGTAAAAAGGTTACGATTGTTCCTGCTGCGGGAACTTATCGTCTTGAGCAAGATGGTGGAGACCCTTGTATCTGGAAATATGCAAGGACTGGAAGTACGGAAGTTGTAGAAAATAAATATACAGACGGGACTTGCTCAACCTTTTTTGCGGCAGATACTTACGACGAATTTCATATAGTTGTAACACGGGCGGTGGGCACATTAACAGTTGATTGTTATGTCGCTTTAAATGGACTTTCAATTTGGAGTTGCGATGAATCCTACGATACGGTAACTGATTGCGCAACGTTAGCAGAGGATGATATTGCGCAAACAACCTCTGTATGTCCATTTTGGGCAAGTGGCAGAGTAGAGGTGCAAG